GCATTCTCTGTATTAGTAATAGAAGTATCCAATGGTAACATCTGGAAGTTCTTCATTGCTACATACGCCTTGGCTAAGTTGTTCTTTCCCCAATCTTCTCCTAATGAGTGGCGAGGTAAAGAGTTTTGGTCTAACAAGATTACAGTACCAAGTTCATCTACAAGGATGTCCGCAATCTGGTTATTAACAATGTTATAACCAATTTGGTAAGGCTTCATCAAATCTACAAGAGCTACAGATCTTGTATTACGGTCTGAAAATACAGAGCCTTCTACAGGTAGCTTACAACCATACAATGAATTATCACCTTTAAATTGAAACTTCATAGGTGAAATAGCATTCTGGTTTATTCCTAAATATATAGGATTAATACCCCCAGGAGATTTAGTTCCCCAGAATGATGGATGATGTGGACCAATTTTAACTCCACCCCATACCTCATTAATCCAAATCCAATCAATGTGCTCACCAAATACTAAATTATCTTTAGTCTTGTTCTTTACAAGACGTGTATTATAAATAGGTTTATCTACAACCTTATAGTCTTCTGTGATAATATCTTGAAATACTGTACCATCATCATAGATTTTAGTTAAGTGTCCTACTTTTTTCTGTGACTTCCAATATGCTGTAGTAACACGTAGTAAGTTAACTTGTCCAAAATCATAAAAGTCTTCAGTATCACTCATGATCCAGTTAACAATATCACCTCCTACAAGTGTGTTATCCCACATAGAAGTATATTGACGGTATCCTAAAGATGGCATTTGTGTATTCCAGTCATGTGACTTAGTACCATCATAGTAAGCTCCATCATTTTGATAACCTTGAATAGGATAACCTGCTGAACGCACTGGGTAAATAGCCTCAAGACTTTCTACTTGATCTTGTGTCATTAACCAGCCAAATGCATCAATTGCATCTGCTACGGTCATCATATCAAACTTACCTACCCAGCTAGCATCTGACATATAGCGTACTTCAGGTGACTTGTGGTAGAATGTTAATACCGGATTCCATAACTCAATGTTATAGTCATCTTCCATCATCTTAAAGTGCCAGAACTCGCGGTCTGTAATTAACATATCACGGAATCCACGCTCCTCTAACTCATCCATTTTAAAGCGCTCGGTATCAACTGAAAGCTGATGCTCAGCCCATTGTTCTACCATTGACTTATATGTCTTGCTAAAGTAACTTTGAATTTCAGGAAGAGACTTAATGCTCTCAGGACTCATAGCTTGTTGATACTCTTCACTATCTGGGGCTTTTCCCATCTCAGATAATGTCATCATCATTGTCTGCTCAGCGTCTGCAATAATTGCTTTTTCTAACTCAGCACGCTTAAGCTCTAACATCTCATTGTAAGAGTTATCATCTACTCCTCTAAATGTAACACGAGTATTGCGTTTAGCAAACTCTGCTACAAGTGTATTAACCACATTAGGAATAATAGGATAAAACTTAAGTTCTAATGCGGATACATCCTCCTTTGTAAGGGTATCTATAAGGTCCGCGTATTCATTATCTTCCTCTACGATATAATCCGTTTTATCTATAATACCTTTTGCAAGCTTATAGTTCTTCATAAAACGACGGGCGTTTCTACGCACTACGCGCAAGCCCTGCCACTCTAGCCAGTCTAAATTCCAGTTTGACCAATCCTTATCTTTTTTCTCTTTAGATAAAAATTGCAATGGCTGATTAAGAGTACCCATTTTGTTGTACTCCACTTTGGCACCAGCCTTAACCTGCATGGCATTATATATTTCCATAGCTTATCTTAAATTTTTAAATGCGTTTCTTGGCATTTTCATGCCCTCAAAGGTATGACCCCCATTGCCAATGTGACGAAAAGGGCTCTTATTTAATTTACTGAATTTATCGCGGTTATCCAAGTTTTTTGCAAATCCAGTCTCCTCATAACGTTTTTTATAACCCCTATTTGCTTGCTGCACTTTAGCAAAAGCAATTAATGCTGCAAATGATACAAGCCTATCGACATTGACGCCGTCACGGTATGCTTGCATTTCCTTCATTAGCATGATGTCTGGAATACGCTCAATACCATAAGTTGTTTTAATTACTTTACCATCATCTGTAGTTTCTTGGTGCAATTCTTCTCGTATGAATTCAATTGCATAACTTATCATATGACTCTTAAATAATGTACCTGTATTTCTCCAACCATATTCTTGGAATACATTAGCATTAGCACCAATATCTTTTAAAAATAAAATCTGAGATCTGGGTACAAGATAGCGTTGTTTTTTTCTATGAATCATATGTTGAATAAATAAACTAATATTATTTTCAACAATTGTCCATGCGTTATACCACTCAACAATCATCTCAAGACGCTCGTGAGTTTTAACTATATCATCAAAGCGGCCACACCATGCAGCTACTATTTTATCATGTTCAATAAAGGTCTCAACTTTTTCACCATCATTGCGAGTTACTTCAACTGGAGCTTTATATACATAGATGGAACACAGTGATTCTGAGGTAGTTGTCTTACCTTCACCCACGGGGTCAATGCTTGCATAGTACATCCCAAACTCAGGATCTTTAACTGGACGTTCATATACTACAAGTACTCCTGTTTTATCCTCAGTATTTTTTGTAATAGGAAATTCTATGATAGGTAACTTATTAGTTTCACTAACTGTTACTTCACCTTTATCATTTCTGTGAATATCTAAGAACTCATATGGATATTGTTTATCTTCTATTCTTCTTACTTGTGCAGTTACTAAGTGAGATGGAAATACAGATACAGTTCTAAAGTCAAATGCTTCTTTGATATTCCTAGGGTGCTGAGATATACGGAGTTGATACTCTTGGGGATCAAGTTCTCGTTTCCAATCAGCAAATTGCTCATCTAATGCTTTTAATGCTTCTTCTACTTTAGAATTACCGTATTGATCAATAAACGGTGGCATTGACCATTGCTCAGGAATAAACAAACCTGTCCTACTTATAACGCCTGTTTCATCTATTAAATTAGATTCTACTGAGTATATATCATTCGCGTCCGGGCGCGTAATCATTTTCTTTAATGGTTCACATTGAGATAAATCACCCACAGATCCAGCAGCAATGAACATACCTGTAGTCATAAAACCTGATTTCATAGCAGGACGGATATACTCAAATGTTGTATCCATCTTAGGAGCAATACCAGCTTCTTCGTGAAAGAAGTACTTACATGGTCCCCCTACACCATTGGTAGGATCCTTCTCAAATGACATCCCTTGTAATACACCTTTAAGACCTACTTCTGATTTACGCTTATTCACAGGGTCCACCATCTCAATCTTCTGCTGCCACATCATAACCTTATTAGGGTTCATAGGGCGGTACCATGCAGTATGCTTATTTAAGAAAGCCTCATATTCATTTAAGAACTTCCAAGTACCTTTCTCATTAATATAGTCTTTAAGACTTGCACCCATCTTAAGGGTAACCCCTTCTTCAAACCAGATCTGATTGATTAGTTTACCAGCATGGTAATATGATGATGCAATCTGACGTTTCTTTAAAATAGCGGCATGTCTATAATTTAGTTCAGATAAACATTCATATAATGCCATGTGGTATTGCGCATCACGAATATCAGCAAAGCCAAATTTTTGAATCTCCTTATTAAATATAGGTAGGAAGTTTAGCCACATGTAGTAGTCTCGGGGTATGTACCACGCGTTCCCATTACTTTTATATATTACACCAGTTTTACATTTATTCTTTTGGTCATTCCAGTATAGAATAAAATCCTTAGTTCCTTGAGGAGCTTTACAGTAAAAGTTAAACTCATTAAAATGTCTAGCTTGTTCATTAAACATTTTGCTAGTTTCATCAAATTCATATTGACCAGGTTCCTTAAATATACTAAGTACAAAATCTTTAAAATCATCACGAGTAGGAAAGGTAGTCAGTAACCACTCTCCATTCTCCCATGTAGGAATTTCTATATTAGTTTGTTGAAGCATTAATATTCATTTAAAAGTCTTAGGACTTCATTAAGAGCTTCATGTCTATGGTTATCCTTTAGGACAACTTTATTCACCCATTGTGATTTTTCTAGTTTAGGAACTTCGTGAATAGCAGAGTCATTCTTAAACTTTAAATCTATTTGGTGATTGTCCCCTGTAAATATCATTAATGAGCCTTTACCCAATCTACCTAAGCACATCTGCAACTGAGGTTTGGTTAAGTTTTGACACTCATCAATTATGCACACAGCATTCTCAAAAGTTCTACCTCTAAAGTGTGTAAGTGATACTAGTTCTAAAGCTTCAGATTCTTCAAGCTTCGCAATAATATCAGGTTTATCATATACCTTTTTAATATTAGACTTAATAGGTACCAACCAAGGTTCCATCTTTTCTTTTTCAGATCCTGGTAAAAAGCCATTATCCTCTGTAGATATCGTAGGTCTTGTTATAATTATTTTGTTAACCTCACGTTTAAAGTATAGGTCTAAGGCTATCTGTACGGCTAATAGTGTTTTACCGCTACCAGCTTGACCAATAATAAAGTTATAAGGCTTTGCTAAAATTAGTTCTTTAGCTCTCTTTTGCTCCTCAGATAAAGTTATTGCAAACTTTATATCTCCCTTTGGCGGGTTCTTCTTGATGTTTTCAGTAGCCATTGTATATTAGTTAAGGTTGCATTTGATCATATGCGAGTCCCGCGCCCCCGCGTGCTCTTCCTGCTTGTTCTTCCTGAAGATCTTTATAGGCACCTTTATAAGCCTCTCTGATTTGCTGATACTTAGATGCAGCATTGACAAGAGCTGTAAGATTACCATCTCTACCATCGGTAATATTTGTTGTCTCCATATATCTACCTAATCTATCAAGCATTTGTTTAATACCATTGTAAGCTCTAGATGTAGGTGTTTCGTATAACTTTTTACAAAACTCTAATGCTCCTGGAATTCCATCATCTTCAGAAGTAAAATCAGCATCTATCTCAGCTAATATAAGCTCTTCTTTGTCATCATCTGCAATATGGAAGAAAGGATTTATGTCTGGGTTCGGACAACTCATATAAAATATATATTGATATATTTTTAAATGGTTATCTGGATAATCATCCATAATTCTTTTTAACGTAGGTAATGTATAACAACTTTCGCTAGGTAACATTACACCGTTTTGTATATCAAATAGTTTTACTAACATCTTTATAAGTTATTCATCATAATTAAATTTAGTAGCATTTGCTGCTGTCCACCTATCTTGATTTTCACAAATCCAGGTTTTAGTTGAAAATTTAAAATATGGTATTTTTAAATCACTTGATGGTGTTTGAGATTGGTGTTTCCAAAGAATTCTATTGTTAGGCTGTGCGGCAAATTGACCATTATCCAGCTTAATAATATTAAATGACTTATGTTCATTTGGTGTTTCAGCCCAAGAAACATCTAATTCATTTGGATCTGAAGAGCATGAGTCTATAGTAAATAAGTAATAACCAGGAGCTCTAGACTTATCTTTCATTATTACTTCACATCTTGCATTTCGCAATCTTTGTTTTTTAATTGCAGTTATATTATAAGAAAAGCAATCCCATAATTGTAACCAATCTAATGGATACATTTCATCTTCTTTTACATCTGTTTTCCAAACAAATGCCTGTAATGGTAACTTATCAAATAAAGCTCCATAGTCATGTACAAATGATTCAAAGTATAATGCTTGATTAGGTATTGATTTAGCAGATATCCAATGAGCAGATTCAAATTCTCCTTTACCAAGTAAAGCTCCATTCTCATCTATAGTAAAATCATAAAGAAATTCTTTTTTAATGAAAACTTCTACAGGTGGAACGTTAACTACTAGATAGCTCATTAATTGTGATTCTTTAATTTATTTATTATAGCTATAACCTCATTTTTAAGATAAGGTACTTCATAATGTACAATTTCTTGTACAACTGGTTCTCCAAATGCATCATATTTTACTACACGATTATCGTAAGCATCTTTACCAGCCTCTTCAAATAATATATGTTCAATAACCATTTTTCCAGGTTTAAGTCTAGGGTTATGCTTAATAATCATATACATTTAAAAACTTAATTGCAGCGAGTAATGGTTAAGATTACAATCATCCAAATGATTGACTGGATCAAGCATCTTATCAGTAATTCCTTCCCAGTTAGTATAACCGGTGAGTTTAATTTCTTTATTAGTTTTATAATCATAAATG